GACTTTGCGGCAGGAATTTGGCGGCCCGCTTCACGACGGTCTTCTTCCCCATCGCGACATAGTCGGTCACCCACGGCCCATCGTCCTTCGCCCGCGATCGCGCACGCACGGCGTCGACCTCGGCCTTGCTCATTGGCTCGTCAAAGACCGGCGTTCCATCGACGAGATGAGCGACGGAGTAGAAAGCAAAGATGTTTCCATCCGAGCGATCACCGTCCAGCTTTGGTTTGTGTTTGATGAACGGTGCCGAGCCAAGCTGATAATCGAACTCGTCGTCTTTGTAGACGACGCGCGCGTCGATGTGCTTTACCTTCCCCGATCGCACGGCCAGCCCGATCAACCCACGATAATCGGGAATCAGCACGCATTCGGTGATGCCGAGTTTGTTGTTTCTGAACGGCACCAGATGTGCGTGCTGACCGATCTCCAGTCCGAGGCGTGATGCGTTAAACAGCGCGTTGACCAAGCTGAGCGGCTGGCATTCTTTCAGCCGCGGCGTCTTCATCGCTGCTAGTGTCACCAGCGCCACCATACGCTCAGGCGTGATGTGCTTCGGGAGGACGGCGGCGATCTTCGGCTTCGCCCATTCGAGCAGCTCGTCGAAGCTCATCGGCTTCTTGGCGACCGCCGTCCCCTTGGCGGGACTTGTCACTCGATCTCCTTCCGACCGTTCGTGATGGCCCGCTCCAGCGGTGTCAGATCCCAGGCGCCCTCGACGACGTAGAGACTGCCGGCGAGATGCCTCAGGAGATACGGGTCACGATCCGGCCGCGAACTCACCGGCCGATCGGCCCACTGCTCGACCTCCCACAGGACGTGACAGTCCTTCAGAATCCGGCGATCCGCCACGTCAGGCGGCGTCATGGGTACGAGTGCGTGTCCGACGCGATCCCATCTGTCGAGCTTCCGCGCCGCCTCCGAGATGAGCTCTTCGTTATAAGGCACACGCACCACAAGCGAGCCGACGTAAGTGCGTGGCAGAGATCCCGTGCTCGCATCGAGGATGGCCGTCGTGCGGCCACCGTCCTGAAGTGAGAAGCGGACGCGACGCCGGTCGGCTCGGGCGATCGCAATGCGTGGACGACCTCTTGAATCGTAGGGGCAAGTACGAAAAACCTCGTCCATGTCGAGCAACGCCTTGCCGGCCGCTAGGGCCTCGTAGCCCTGAGCAGCGGCCTCGTATTCATCATTGGCACGGCGCTTGAGAGCCTCACGGTACGATTCCAGCTTCTCTCGGGCCTTGTGGGGCGCCATCGTGATCGTGGCGACGTTCATCTTTTCCTCCGCTCTTTGGCTTGAAGGTCCGCGAGCTCGCGCTCCCGCTGGCGAATCTCATCGCGCAGCCGATGCTGCTCGCGTGTGTAGTTGAGATAGCGACGGAGCGTCGCGAGCACCAGATCAGATCCGTAGCGACTCTCCAGCTTCGCGATGAGCTTGAACACGTCACGCTGCACCGGCGCCGTAACTTGGGGGCGTTTCGGCAAAGCGTCTGGCTGGCTGATGGTGGCCGCCTGGAGCACGCGATCGGCGCGACGATGATTCGCCATCAGTCCTCCGGCTCTCTCTGCATTGTGACCGGGTAGCTGCGGAACTCTTCGAAGGGTTCACCTGTCTTGTCGAACTTCGTCAGATCCATCGTGCATGCCTTCAGACGTTCGACGAGATCGAGTACGACCTTCGACGGTGTGATGTCATTGCGATCCTCCCACGCGGCGATCGCCATGCCCACTTGGAACGAGTCAAGCGGTTTGTTCTTTTCCAGCGCCTTCTTATCGAACGTGACCCGACCTTTCCGCTGGCTCCAGTAGCAGCGCAGGCCGGCCCCCTCGACGGCACCGAGCTTACCCATAAGCTCCTTCAGGCGCGCCTTGTCGAACTCGACCACGCTCTTCGCGTCCTCCTGTAAGACCAGAGCCTCCATGTACGCCCGAGCGGCTTCCTGCCAGTCGGGATCTTGGCGCAGGATGAGCTCACCCTCGACCGGCGGAAGCTCAATCTTGAACTCGACCTGGAGGGCGGCCGGCGGATTCCGCGGCTCGACATGGAGCATCCAGAAGTCCTGCTCGGCGGCGATGAGCTTTTGAATGAAGATGTCATCGCGCTCGATGTCGAAGTGAATGAGCTCCCAGAGGTCGCTGTTGAACAGCGCGAACGCACCCCACGTCCGATTAGTCACGGCGAGATAATGCTGCATCTGCACCGAGTAGTAGACCGGCAGACCCTCGCGCTTGATGCGACTCCACGTCCGAATGTTCGGGCATTTTACTTCGAGGACACCGATGTCAGTTGTGACTTCCCGAGCACTCTCGTCGCGGAAGACATTGCGATCGAGATTGGCGATCATAAACGCGTAAGACGGATGAGTGATCTGCTTGCCGACGCGCTCGACTATGCGGCCGGTCAGCGTGGAATAGACATCAACGGCAACCGGTTCGAGATACTTACCACGCTTCATTTGCTTGGTCTCGACCCGCTCCGGGCCTTCACCAATCTTTTCGAGGTACAGATCCAGCGGAGTGCGCCACGGATCGGCGCCGATCACGGCGGCGGCATCACTGCTACCAATTCCCTTTTTACGCTGTTCCCGAAACGCTAGTTCTTCGACGCTGGTCATGGCTCTGCTTTCGGTGAGTGGAGGCCCAGGCAGCGAACCGGCATGCGGCCGTGTGGTAACGGTGACGTCGGTCCCAAGCCCAGAAGGACTTGCCGCATGTCGGTAGCTCGCAGCGGTGTCTCAGTCGCTTTCTCTTCATGGCAACGCAACGTTACGGGTCGACGTTTACCTTGTCAAGCCCCGTGCTCAATTTCCAAAATCTCGTGCTCAGAAAAAATCGGTCGATGGTACCCGATTGCTATAATGCTTGGAGGAAGGGTCGAAAACGCTCTTTGACAACCGACTGAGTGCGCTTTCGAAAGGATGTTGCCATGACCAGGAAGCAGCCAGAGTACCATTCCAGCCGGGCGCCGGTGTCGTTTGCCTCGAAGAAGGAGGCGCTCGATGCCCTCGCTGAGCTCGATCATGGGTTCTGCACGGAGAGCTTCACGTTGGGCGTGTGTTCGACGTTCGGCGTGAATCCGTTGCTGGAATCGGCGATCGTCGATTCTCAGGCGAACAAGGGATTGAACAACGCTTGGGATGACCACGGGCACCCGCTGTCCGATGGGACGCGGATCTTCGGTTGCGCGGCGGATACGCTCGCCGTACATCTGTGCCGCGAGCTCAGGATCTCATATCTGCCGATGCAGGGCAGGGGCTCGCAATTGCGCACGGCCATCACGGCGCTGCGCGGAGCTCACGGCGTGTGACGCAGCATCTCTACGAGTGCTCGTGGTGCCATAAGTACGGCGTGGCTCACTACGTGTTGCAGGATGGAGTGCTCGTGCTGATCTGCACAGGCTGTTTTGTGATGTGGAAAAAGTCAGGCGATAAGGAGTCCTAAAACCAGCACTCAGTCGGTTGTCTAAGAGATGGGTCAGGGTGGGTGGTGTTGCCAGCCAACGGCCGGTGACAGCCGCCGCGATCGACGTGACCAGGCGCCGGGGACGCGCCCACCCTGCCGTTCATCTCGCTTCGCTCAAATTGCTCGCCTACAAAGGTTATAGTGGACCCGCCGAGATTTGAACTCGGATCTCCGGTTTGCAGGACCGGCGGCTTCCCGTTCGCACCACGGGCCCAGAGTGGGCAGGTGCCTTTCGCACGTTCGGTTCGCTGCACGTATCCCGCTGGTCGTCTGGGAAGCGGGGCGGCTTTCTGCCCGTTGGTCGAGGTAGCCGGCCACGGTTAGGCCGGGCTTCGGTGGCCCGTGGGTCGACCGACAGAGACGTGCATCAGGACTGCCCAGAGCGGGGAGCCGGGATTGAACCGGCGACCTTCACGTTGGCAACGTGACGTTCTGCCGCTGAACTATCCCCGCGTAGGCGTCGTCGTGCCGATACATGCCTCGGCCACGGGCCGAACAACCGAACGGGCGACGCCTCTTTACACGAAAGACCAGAGTTAGAGCCCTTACTCGGATGCGTCCTTGACGTGGTGTCATCGCACCTTCGCAATTTCTATCTCTGATCTCTCGCGCCGACAATTTACCTCGGTGCAACGAGACGCGCTAGAGGATCTTCGGTAACCGAAATGTACGCCCGCACGTAAAGCCGAATCCTGCCGCGTAGCCCTGGTAGCCGATGGCCGCCCCGGCGCCAGCCGTGCAGCCGTAGCGACTATTTGAACGCTTGAGAGATGCTGCGAGTTCACTTTGAAGCCGCGCAGCCGCCAGCCGCCACTCACGAGCCGCCGAATCCGACTGCACACGCTGGCGCTCAGAAATAGCAAACAGTCGGAGTGCGGTGTCTCGCTGCGCCTCTCGTATGTGAATCATAGAGTCGAGGGTGTCGACAAGCTCTTGCACGAGACGTTTCGGAACCATCGTATCGGCGACGGCATCGAGCGTAGCCCGCAACAAGTCTTCCGAACGCTGGGTGGCCGCACCGTGACGAGCCGCAATGACGAGCGCAGTCTTCAGGCGAAGAGTCGTGTCGGCGGCGGCCGCGCTGTCAGCCGCCCGTCGTTCGTCGAACTGCTTGAGTGAGTCGACGACGGTCGCCAGGCTGTCCGCTCGATGCTGCGCCGCCTCACCGCTGCGATCAGGACGACACAGCAGGCCACCGATGACAAATGCTGCGATGACGAGAATGAGGATATAGCGTTGCTTCATTGTCCCTCCCACTGCCGGATCTCATCCTCGCGGCGCTTCACGAGGACAGGGTCGATGCTGCCGGCATCATGTATCCAGCGCCGCATCTGCTCGGGCACTGCCGCAAGATCGCCAGCGTAAATCTTTTTCAGAAGAGTGGAGTTCTGAAAAGCGACGGTCCCGATGTTGAAGACGAACGAGACGAGCGAATCGTGCTGACCCTGCGTCGGGTTCACCAGCACACCAAACCCGCGGTCGACGGCCAGTTCGGCGATGTCGAGATCCTGTCGAAGGAGCTCGTCAACCTGCGGCTGCGTGAGGCCCTGATGCCAGTCTACTGAACTGTTTGGTAGATGGAGTTTACCGGACGAGAGTTCGTCCTTCGTGAGACGATGACCAACGCCGATCGTCGGTATTCCTGCTCGATCGCGGTACATCACCAACTTCGAACTTTCTCGCTGCTCGATGTGCTTGATTCCATCATCACTGATGTTCATTGGGTCGGTCCCGCTGGAGGTTTGCCGCCGAAGCGGCTGGCGATGTTATCCCAAATCCGGCCGGCGGTCGCCCGGCCCAGCATCTTGGGGGCGATGAGCGTAGCATTGAGCGCCACTACCGCCCACGTCTCAGGATTTGCTGGCCCGAGCTTGATCCCGAGAGTATACAGCGTGGCGTTGGCGATGCCGACGATGAATCCGATGTCCTCAAGCCACCGATGTCGGTCTGTCATTTTACCTCCTCCAAAAGTCCGACACGCAGCTTTAGGTTCTGAAGATCGCGCTGTGCCTCGTTGTGCTTCCAATCGCGGAAACGCACAATCTCTTCTGTGTTGGCATCGAGTGCGACCTCGATCCTTGCCAATCGGTCGGCGAGATCTCTGCCGGAATTGCCGTTGAGTGACGATACCGCTGTTTCGAGTGCAGCCAGCCGCTCACCAAAGGCCGCCTCGATCTTTGTGAACGAGCCGGTCATTCGATGCTCACCAGTATTCGCTCGATGCTTGAGAATCTCGCGAACAACGAGCAACATCAGCGTACTCATCAGGACGATCGCGACAGCCCAGGCGGGCCCCTGTGGAATCTCTGCTCCCAGTACGTTGAGCATCAGCGTAGTCTGTTCCGGCGTTTCACCGACAGCGCCCTTGCCCAGATACGTTGCTCTTCCGGCGTCCCCTGATCGTACACCTGTTGTGCCTCCTCTTCGGTCAACTGCTTGAAAGCCGAGAGCATCGGATTGACACGCGCCTGCTCGCGCATACCGCGAAGCTGCCGGCGCGTCATTCCCCCTTCGCGAAGCTGCCGGCGCTCATCAGCGTCCATCGGCACACCCTGCCGCATGTGACGCAGGACGTCGGTGCGCGCCGTGCGCTCTTCTGCTTCTTCAGGTGTAGCGCCTTGCGGTCGACGGCGACGCAGGAAGTCGTACATGAGATTCTGCGCCTTGGTGCGTACTGCCTCACGCGGCGCCGGCGTGATGCCCACGAAGGGGAGCATCTGGGACACCGGCGACTGCAATCGCCGCTGCTGCTCGCGCAGGTTCGAGACGCCGATCGGCGTGAACTGCTTCGCGGTGAAGGCAGCGACCTGCTGAAGCTGCTTCACGAGCGGGTCGTTTGGGTTACGGATCTGATCGCCGTAGAAGTCCTCGTTCTCCAGCATGTCAGCCAAGTATGCCAGAAGTGGATGCAGCTTGTGTTCGGCCGTCCGAACGGGATGACTGCTCCAGGCCGTGACGTCGCGCATGTAACTTGGCAACTGCACACGCTCATCATTACCGTCAGCATCCTTCCGACCGGTACGCGGATAGAAGAGATCCTTCAAGGTCTTAGCTACTTGCCCATATAGGTAGCCGATGACCGCACCGATGAGCGCGACGAAGATTGGCAGCGCGATGACGTAAGCGGCTCGATGCGTGAATCGGCCACGAGCCAGATCGGCGACACCGCCACCGAGCTCGCGAATCGTGCCGAGATTCCAGCCCAACGCCCGCACCGACGCCATGCTCACGTCTTTCAGGGTCCGATTCCAGAACAGGTTGTCGTAAACCATCTGGCCCATGCGATTGTCGACGGAATCCCAGACCTTGGCCATTGTCGCACGGACTTCATCGACTGTCGCCGTGGGTGGCAGCTTGGCGAGCTCGAAGCGGGCAAGATCTGCAAACACACCCAGCTTCATTCGTGGTACGAAGTGCTCCATCAGCGGCTTGGCGGCAAACTCCAGCGCCGCCGGGAGCGCCCGAGCGATCGTGCCGATCGTGTTGCCCTTGCGCGCCGCCTTCAGGAACGCCTCGATCGCGTTGTTCTTGTAGAACTGATCCATCCGCACACGGCCACCACCAGCGGTCAGCGCGTCGACGATCGCCGTCATGTCGCCGCCCACGGTGCCGGGATTCAGGTACTCGCGAATAACGTTGCGCCCCGTCATGTACGTCGAAAACGGCGCCGTGCCCGACGTCAGTCCAGTGGCGAGCCCGCGCACGATCTTCCCCGACGCGATCTGCTCGATCCCCAGTGCCAGGCGCGATGTCCCGGCGTCCATCGAGACGAAGCCGAGATGGAAGAGCGAGAGCCCGAGCTGTACCTGATTGAGCACATTCCCAACACCCATGTAGGCATCGAAGATCGGATTGCCGCGGAGCCCGCCGGAGAGATAGTTGTTCAGGATGAGCGCGGCCGGCTCGGGCAGCCAATACTGCCCACGAATCGCCAGCGCGCCCTGTGTGGTGCGCGGCGCGAAGACAGTCGCGATGCTGTCGTTCACCGCGGCGTAACCGGCTGGTCCCCTACCAGACTTCACGAACTTCGTCAGGCCGCGGTCCTTCAAGTCCTGCATGATCTTCTGCCCCATGATGTAGCGATTCATCTCACGGAGCTTCAGCAACGTGAGGTCGAGCGGATTGGTCGTGACCGGCTTCAGCCCGGCCTGAATGCCCTCGGCGACCGTGGGAATGGTGCGCTGCTTCAGGAAGCTCTTCGGCCCCTGGAGCGGCCGCTTACCCATGATCTGCGCAATCACGTCGCGGGCCTTTGCCGGATCTTCCCAGATGTGCGGGAAGTAGTCCTCGATGAAGTGCTCCAGCCTGCCGGTCCCGAGACCCTGAACCCGAGTGCGAGCGTCGTCGAGTGACTTCCGAATGATGTCGGCCACCGGCTGAAGAGCCGTATTCTTCTGTGGCTGCCCGGCTTCCATCCGGTCGATGAATTCCAGTTGCTCGGCCTCCGAGAGCCCGCCCACGACCTTTCGATACTGACCGAGTGCCTGACGCGCCATCTCATTTTCGCGAGCAAACTCACCAGTACGAGCGCGAACGATTTCGGCGGTCGTCCCTGCCTGTGGAGTGCGGCTGGCCGGTGAGAGAACACGACGCACAGCCTGGACGACATTGCTCTTAGTGGTGATCGGTGCAAGAGTCGGAACCTTCTTCGCTCCACGCACAGCACCAGTCGTTCCCATGTCGAAGAGTGTGTCGAGTGCATCTGATTCCTGTTGTGGATCGAGGATCTCCTGCTCGATCGCCAGATTGATGAGCTCGCGGTCGCCCATCTTCTCCAGTTCGGCGCGGTCGACGTGCCTGAGCTCGGCCAAGTCGTCGACAATGGCGCTGCGCAGCTTCGGTACGAGCTCGCTCTTCGCCTTCTTCGCGAGAGCCTCGAAGTCAGGTTCTTTGGCGATGGCCTCACGCTCGGCTGCTTCTTCTGGCGGCGGATGCGCCTTCTCGTACCGCTCCATGATGCTGGCTGGATCGACACCCTCGACGCCCCGCGTCTTGAGCTCCTTCTCGATCTCGCCCATGATACGCTCGGCCGTCTTCCGCGAACCAATCGCTCGACCGGCCGCGCCGCTGACACTCGTACCGCTGATGACACCCTTCTCGCGGCTGTAGCCGCCGAAGCCTTTGCGCGCCATTCCGGCGCCGCGTGATTGCTCTTCCTTCCGCACCCACGGCTTCACACCTTCTTGAATCGTCGGGCCAGTACCCTCGACGCGACGCATGAGCTCGGCGTAACGAACATCGAGATCCTCGTTCGACATCTTGGCGAACTTCGGATTCGACCCCTGGGAGCCAAAGCTCGGGCGTCGCTGTCGGGCTGTCGCGACTTTCGCCTTGATGTGGGCAATTCCGTTTGGGAGGTCACCACGGCGGTAGTCTTCAAGTTCTTCCCATGTCCGCGGTTCACCATAGAGATGACGGACCTCCGGCAGGTCCGCCGGATTGTCGAGATCAAAAACGGCCCTTTTGCTTTGCCCCGTAGTTTCTTTGACCCACTCGTCGACGATATACCGATCATCTATGATCGCAAAGTCGTGACCATCTCCAGGGTGGGTGCCAGTAGCGTGCTCGGTTGGATTCTTCCCTTCCTTGTAGCCGATCACCCGACCGCGTCCCTCTTTCTCAACGATGTAGGCAGCGCAATCGGTACAGCGAGCGGCCTCGCCGCCGTTCGGTAGTCGAGACATCTCAGCTTCGTTGTCTCTAACAACACCCAATGCCTCATCGGTCCCATACTTTCGTTCGAGCTCGGGCACGCGACTGGCAGTGGGGAGTTCCATCGGCTTCTCGCCCGCCGGTTCTGTACCCTCGCGTTTCACGCGGCCGACTTCCTCGGGCGCGATCTTCTCGGCACCGAGCTTCGCGGTCGGGACACCAGCCGTCTCAGGCAGGAGCTCGGTCTGCTCTCGACCTGTGAGTGTCTTCTCACGGAACAGCCCTTCCTGAATCGCGGCCTGGTCGTGCGGAGCGCCAGCCTCCACGTCAGGTTGCGTCGGAACTGGCGGTGTCTCAGGTGCCGCTGCCGCTACGTCCTGTGCAAACGCCCGTGGATTGAAGGTTCCGGTCAGGATCTCGGTGACGGTCGGCGTCGTCGGCACGGGCGGCGTCTCACGTTCCCCAGTGACCTCAAAACCACGCGGCGAGCCAGGGATCGGCGTAAACGTTTCTTTGCTCTTACGCGCAGCTTGAGCAGCCGACTCCTGCGCGAGTCTTTGTTCCGCCTCGGCCCTGAGCGCCTGATCGGGTGATGGCGTGACGATCGGGGCCCTAGGCGGGGCAGCGGCGGGAGCGGGCTCAGGTTGGGCTGTAGGGACCGGCTGGGCGCGGGGAGCCGTAGCAGGGCGGGCAGGCTCCGGCTGCTGCGCCTGAGCGACCCTAGCGCCGAGCGCCTGGTTGGCGATGTCGCGGGCGGCATTGTAGCGCCGGGCGAGATTTGCCGCCTCGGCACTCGGATTGACGTCGGGATGGACGTCGCGAATGCGTTCGCGCCACGCGGCCTGCACGTCGACGGTGGAGGCAGTGCGCTGATCGAGTCCGAGTGTTCTGAATGCCTCGGCCGTCTCAGGCGTAATGCCCTGCCGCATGAGGGAAGTGCCGCGAGGCATCAGATCCGCCGCAACCTTCCCGATGACCGGCATCGCAAGCAGACTGCCGACTGCCCGCGGATCACCTTCAAATGCCCGCTCTGCTGTCGGCAGCGGATTCAGACTTCTGACGAACTCGCGTGTCGGCGAACTGGCCGGAGCTCCCGTCGTATCAGCAGGCGTCGCCGCAACACGACGGACTTCGGCCATCGCACCCGGCCCGTACCGCGTCGCGCCGGCCTGCGTCAACGGATTGCGCGCCTCTTCTGGGCTGAGCGGTGCGAAGACGGCACCGAAAGCACTCTTGACGAAGCGGGGGATGCCGAGGACCGTGTGGCCGGCCTCGAGGGCCTCGCCCATCAGCGCCGTTCTGAAGCTGTAGTGTGGATTGCTCAGCCAGCCGGGACGCTTCGATCGAGCGACGGCGCTCGCTTCAGCTTCTTGCTCGCGTGCCGTCTCATTCTGCGGCTCGCCAAAACGATCTACTCGCGGCTCCTCGGGTTGCTGCGCTTCGAGGTCGGACGCGAACTTCGATGGATCGAAGCCTTGTTCCTGTTGGCTTAGACCGGCGAGATCGGCGCTGAACTTCCGCGGATCAAGGCTGACGCCCACGGCGCCTCAACTGGAGCACGCGAGCGATGTCGGGTTCTTTGAACCCGTGCTTGAGGAGAATGCGGTGGGCCTGAGTATCACTCACTTTTGGATGTGCCTTGAGCGTATCGGCAGCCGCACTGATTGCCGCGTCTCCCGTAAGTACCTGACCGCCGCCTTGAGCTCCCGGTGCAGCCGGTGCAGGCGTCGGTGTTGCCGCTGGTGTCGGCGTCGACGGTTCTGGAGCATGCTGCGTGGCTGGTGTTGGCTCAGGAGCTCCACCAGCCGTTACCGGAGCGCCGCGGGCAGTAAGAGAGCGCCGGTAGCTACCACCTTGTCGTGCAGCACCGGTATCGCCCTGATACATAGAACGAGCTCGCAGGAAGATCTGCGACGGCAGAACGGGAATCACATTTCCTTCCTCGTCACGCTGCACGCCCTGCATGTCGGAAAGACGTTGTGCCCAATCGAGAGCGTCTTTCATGGTGATACCGCCGCGCCCCGATCGCATGCCCGTCTCTTCCATCCGATACCGATGACGCAGGTTTTCCAGATCGACGTCACGCTGATACCGCTGCGCCGGCGTCTCGTCGTGCATCATCGTGGTCCGATCCTGAAGAATGCGCTCGGCGATCTGCGGGTTCTGCGCCGCCATCGCCGCTTCGTCATCGGAGAGGCCCATACCCTTGTAATGCTGCAACGCGGCTTGCGTGGGGTCGACGAAGCTATAGCCGCCACCGAGCGGTACGGAGGGATTGTGCTGGCCAGTCTGCGGATTGAACTGACCGGGGCGACCAAACGGCGCATTGAAGCCGGGATCGACGTCGGTGTCAGTGACGCTTCCGGCGAATCGCCGCGGTGCAGTGAAGCCGGGGTCCATATCGCCGCCCGTCAAGCCTCCGCTGAGACGTCGTGGCGGGCTGAAACCGGGGTCGATGTCGGGAGCAGAAACGCGCCCAGTGTTCTGCGGAAACTGAATGCGATCGCCCATTCGTCTCGGGGCATCGCCTGCGGTGGGTGGCTGTTGGCCCGTCACACTCGCAGCAGCATCACCGGGGAAGCGAACACCATACTTATACATCTGCGCACGATAGAGCGCCTCTTCGAGCGGACGAATCCGCGTCTGGTAGTCGATGTCACCCTGCTTGCCCTGAATGTCGAGATTGGCTTCCTGCTCGGCGAGCGTGTCGAACTTCTGTTCTCGCTTGCCATGAATGTACGAGCCGATCGCGCCCGAAAGCGCCTGCGTCGCCTGCATGCCGCTTGGGCCGTAGTAATCAGGCAGCACCCCTGGACGGTAGTCCACTTACCCGCCCGCCACTGACCCAACCGTGCCGCCAACCTGCGAACCGGCGTAGGCGCCCATCGGGCCACCAAGGGCGAAGCCGCCGATGCCACCGAGCACACTCCCGATCGCACCAAAGAGTCCGCTCTTCCGCTTCCGCTTTGCGTTGGCCTGCGCCGTCTCGTAATCGCGATTACCAGTGAGAATGTCGAGGTAGCGGTTGCGGCTCCGTTCCTCTAGTCCAGTTTGGGTGTTGTAGAGGTCGAGCGCCTTGGACGAAGTGGCATTGCTGATGTTGCGTTGGAAGGCTGACTCTAGGTCGCCCTCGTAGCTCGTACCAAGGCCACCCACGCCGACGCCACGAGCAATCTCCGTTTCTTGGACGTCCTGCATGCCGCGGCGAAACTCTGGCATAGCCGAGCTCACTGCCGCCTGCGTCGACTTGTTCAGCGCATCCTGGCCGCCGCCCGGCCCCAGAATGTCGAGGTAGCGATTGTCGCGTTGCTGCTCGACGTCCGCTTCTCCACTCAACCGAGCGGCCGAGCTTTGCCGCCCTGGCCGCCGATTGCGCAAACTATCGAGGAAAGGTGGCACGTTCCCTCCTACTCGCCCGCCGGGGTCACCGCCTCTTGATCGTCAGCGCCAACAACGACACCGATCTCCACCAGCACTTCGAGATAAAATGGCGAGAGATTGGGGCCCAGCGCACGATGACACTCTTTGCAGTTGCCTTTCTTTGCTTTGCCATCCGCGAGTGCGCTCACATCGACCGGCCAAACTTCCAGTTCGACCTCCTCGTCGAGCAGCTCGCGCCACTGCTTGTTGAATGCAAGCGGGTCTTTGAGGAGAATCCCGCCACCCTCACCCGTGGCATAGCTGCCCTCGTCAGTTCGGACCGCATACTGGTCAAGCAGCACGGCACGATCCTTTTCGATCTCATCGTCCGCCT